CACCAGAATGGTGCCCATAGTCCACAGATAGCGCCGCGTCATGCTTGCAACGCCTTAATTAGCTTTGATGCTTGCGCTGGCGACAAATCGCCGGTTGCGACCGGCTCGCCCAACACGTCAACCACAAACTGTTTTTTGTCGTCACCCGTCAACCCTTTTTTGCTGTAAAGCACGCTCAGAAAATCCCGTTGCTTTTGTGTCGCGCGCCCATTGCCGTTTATCTCCACCACCGTTGGGAATGGGTCATCGATGTGCTGGCGTGCTGGTTGGCTACGGGCAACCTTTTGCATTTCTTCACGCGACGGCCGCTTAGTGTGGTCGCCCCCAGCCAGCCCCGCATTGGCCAACGCGCGGCCTACGGCGCTTGTCTCACAATTCTCAAAATGTGACGTTTGGTTGACGTAGCCTTCGCCGCGTGTCTCCTCAGCCCACCCGGTCGCAATGACCGTTTCGCCAATTAACAGCTCAGCCCTAAACACACAACGTTGGTCTGTGTAATGCACCAGATAGGTCAGCACGCGTTTGGGTTGCTCAGCGGGCGTGTTAAGCCAACGCTCTAGGCGTGCCGCGACCGGCTCATAGCTGCCCAAATCAAACGCCACGGCTAGCCAACCTTGCGCGCCCGCTTTCGGTAATGCGGTTGACGCGTTGCAGCTCACCAGACCGCGCAACGCGCTGCTCGCCGGTTGCCTCAATGTAGCCATGCTTCAGCAAATCGCTGACACGGTGCCAATAACAGCAACCCGGTTTATTTGCCAGCCCAGTGGCTAACCCGGCTTCGTCAGCGGTCATATCGACGGCCTGACCGTATGCGGCCAATAGTTGCCATTGCTGTGACCCGACACGCACGCGCGCGCTTTTGGCCGCTTTATGTGATGTGCCGGGGTCGGTGTTGCGAACCATTGGCGCGACGGCAATCACCTCGCGGTAACCCGCCAAACCAACCACAGGCTCAAACAATGCGATTTGCTGGCTCATACGCTGCCGCCCAGCTCAGTAATGGCTTGCGTCAGTACGTCAGCCTCATGGTCAAGCCCGGCTAGTTGCGCGTCAACACGCATGTTTTTTAGCTGCCTAATCAGCCACGTTTCTTGCGGCTTTTTTGTGCCGTCAAATATTTGGTCAATGACCGCAACAAAAGCTTTGTAGTGAGCCTCTAGCGCTGGGTTTAATTCGTGGTGTATTTGTCTGTCTATGTCAGCCATGATGTGTTTTCTTGTCTCCTCTGTCAATCCCGGTTCTGTAAACGGTTGCTCTGTCACCCTAAAACGTACTCCATGCGTGCCACCCAGTTAAATGCCATATCGCCAACCCGGCCCGTAGGTTCAGTGTGGCGTTAAACAAATCGTCACAGCTGTCAACCAGCCCATGCGCTTGCAGCCACCCGATAGGCCACTGCTGGTTAGGTATGCACCAAAAGCCGTTAATTTGCATCAGCCCATAAGACCCGCCATTAGGGTCACGTAGGTTGTGTGCCCACGGCTTGCAGGCACTTTCGGCCTTAACTACGCGTATAAACGTTTGTAGCTCGCTTATAGGCCAACCTAAAGCCACGGCTAGACGCTCTACGTCGCCGCAATCAGCAATAGTGGTAATTGTGGTGGTGGTAACCGGGGCTGGTCGGGCCACCGCCATCACGGGGGTGGTTGTGGTCGGTGCCCGGCCCAGCCACGGCGATTGGGCTGCTATGTCAATCGGGTCGGTCGGTGTTGGTGACCCCATATTTGCCCCGCTGGCAACAAATACGCCCCATACGGCAAATACGGCCAATACGGCCTTTTGTGCAAAATAAGCCATTTCGTTTTCTCCCGTTCTGTCGGTAACAGCGACCCTACAGAACCCCTACACCGTGGTGGTGGATACCTCAAACACGGCCTTAAATGCCTCAGTCACTTTGTCAGCACTATGGGCCATTGTTGGCGTTATCTCAATGTGCCACCAGTCGCCGCCCGGCGCCCCCGCAAACGTCTGTTTGGTTGGTTTTTGCCATGCCTCGCTATGAGCTGGTTGCACCACGCCTACCCCGGCGCGGTCGCAACGCCATGACCGGCCGTAAGGCTGGGGCCAATAATCAATAACCAGCATGATGCCCAACGCGTCATAGTTGGTTAGGCATGTGCGGATAAATTGCAGCGAGCGTTGGCGGCCGTTGGGTACGCCGCGTTTGCTGGCCACGCTGTACCTGTATGACAAATCCATTGCTATGCCGCGCGCATGATTACTGACCTGTCCGGGTTTGCCGCGTATGTCGCGCACTACCCACGTGCCGTTATTCCACAGCGCGCCGCCGCTATATCGATTTGCGAGCTGTGCCCATTTTTCGGTACCCGGCAACGGCCGTGTCGCCACCGCGACATTGTTGGCTAAATATGGGTTAGGCATCAGGCTGGTTGTCTTTTGCGACAAACAGACAAGCGGTTTTTTTGTTGCCCACAAGCGTTGACAACCACGCCATTACGCCAGACACCACCGGAATAGCCAACGCAACTAGTTGCATATCCCAACCCTGTCGATAACCCACATATGTAACCAGCGCAATAAAGGCGCCTTTTAGGGTTTGGTCTGCCGTTTGTAGTTGCGCGTTGCGATTCACGGTATTAAGCCGGGCGCGTTAGTGGTGCGGGCGGGTTTTCGTCGTGTTCCCAAACCGTAAGCGTTTCGCCTACCAATACCCAACCGCCGTCAAAACCGGCGGCCACAAGCATTTCGCATAATTCGTCGTGACGTGTTTTTGGGCGGCTCATGGTGTCACCTCATACAACACAATTGTGCTTTCGTTTGCGCCGCCGTCCTGCAATCGAACACCGGTAGCGGCAACCGCGTTAGCGAATGTCGTTTTGTATGTCGTGGCGCTAGTAGTGGCGGGGCTGTCTAAATATTGCGTTGCAATCGGGCCGCAATAAAGGCTCAATAATGAGCCAGTGAACCCCAAACTTATGGCTGGCGTCTGAATAGTTGTCGAACCGCGCACCACGCGCAAATTAATGCCGTTGTCTACGTTGGCATTTGTTTTTACGCAACCCGTTTGCGTGACGACAACTAACACTTTGTTTGACGCAGACGTAGGCGTAATGGTCGCGGTCAAACCTGTGTCGGCGTACGTGGTGCTACTCGACGATGCTTGCGTGCTAGTTGAGCCAGTTACGATTTGCACGACTTTGTTGCCGGTTGCGCCCCACGTCACCCATGACGTGCCGTTGTAAGACTGCAAACCAACGCCTTCGACGTAGCACATTTGACCTTCGGCCAACGTTTTTTCTCCGCTGCCGCCAAACCCGGCATCACGGGTAACGGTGCTAGCGAACACTGGCACGCCGGTGCGCGCGCTGTCATTTTGCTGTGCCGCCGTGAGAATTTGCCCGGCTGTAAACGTTGGTACGGTGGTTTGTGCGTTGGCGCCCATGTCAACCTAAAACATTAGTGTCAAGTAACCCAAATGTGGCGTCATCAAGCACAAGCTCATAAACAATGGTGGTTGGGGCTGTAAAGAAGGTGGCCCGGTGCCCGGTCGCCAAATCAATGACATGCTCAACGCCCTCAACGCTCAATTCTTGGGCCAGCTGCGTGGTGCCGGTGCCGCTGGCAAACGTTTTTTGTATGGTGATTGTGTCGCCAATATCGATGATTGCCACGCTGTCGCGCTGGCTTGCGGTCAACGCCGCAAACGTGACGCCCACATCGGTGTAACGGGCCTCAGGCTCGCCGTTAAGCAAATAGTCAGCGGCGTCATCAATCTGGCCTTGCACATGCAAAAGGCTGTTTGTTATTGACGTGGTTTGCGTAAAGTATTCCGCAATGCTCGCCAAATCTGTGGCGGTGGCGGTTTTGTTGTCAAGCGCGGTAACGACGGCACGATTAACTACGGCGTCAGCCTCAAACGTTATGCCTACCGTGTCATACGGTATTTGTGTACCGTCATCATGAAAGTCAGCCACTGAGCCGCTCAGCGTGTTACCTATGCGGTTTTGGAATGTGAGCACACCGTCACGCGACATAAACAGCCGCCCAAATTCGGCTGTGTCATTGATTTGGCTCAGATATGCCAGCACGTTGGTGCCCTCTGGCACCGTATAGCTACTGTCGTGCCCCAAATCGACTGTGCCCGTAGCAATGTTTGTGGGCCGGGTGTAAGCCACCTCAGGCAACGCCAGCACGCTGGCAATGCGCTGCCCTGACGTTTGCGTGCTTACGTTGTATTCGTCAAGGTATGTTTGCGCCAATAAATAAAATTGGTCAGCACAAAACACGGTAACGGTGTTTAGCCCGCCAAGCGCAAAATTGTAGTCATAATTAACAATGAAACCCTTAAACAAATATTCGGGGTTATTGGCGTTGTCGTATCTAATCAGCTCTACGGCGCGCAACGGTGCAAGGCCGGGTTTGCTTAGCGCTGTGTCGTAGTACGGGCTGACGGTATCGAATGGGTTAAATACGCCGTCAGCGTAAGTGTCATTCAGGGTAAATGACATCGTGCCAGCGCTGAATTGGTCGCCGCTGTCACGGCGGCCGCGTTTGACGTTTATGCCAACGGTGCCCGCGGTTACGTCTGCAAAATCCGTTGTGCCGTCTAACACGTAGTTTGCGTTATTCAGTAGGCCCGCCGTTGCGTCATCAAGCAAAAAGCCGTCTTGTATAAACCCGGTATCGATTTTTAGGCTGTAGTCACCTGACTGAATTACCGCTACGCCAGCCATTACGCCACCGCGACGTTTATTGGCCCTGCTGAGCGATTGTAGGCGCGTAGCGCGTTAACGATTGCCTGCCCAATCTCAGCGCTGGTGGCTAGGCCGCCGTTGACATTGACAGTCACGTTGCCAAAACTTTGGGCGCGGTCTAACGGAATGACCGCTTCCGGGCCTGCTTCGCCAATCATCGCCAATGTCGGACCGGTCACAATGCCGCCGTTGGCCAGCATAGGGATATTGGGCACGCTGAACCCCTTGCCACCCAAACCGGGCACCCAGTCAGGGAATGTGAAAGACAGTTTGCCTATGGTGTTATTCCATAGCCGGGCAATTGTGTTAAAGACCGTCTTGTAAACGTTTAACACGAATTCCAAATAACCCTGAATGGCATTTAGGGAGAATTCCACACCCGTTTTAACGGCATCAAACATTTTTTGTACAAATTCTCTAAACGTCTCAGACCGCTTGTAGGCAATGACAAACGCGGCCGCAAGCGCCGCCAACGCGATAACCACCAGCCCAATGGGGTTGGCTGCCATGACAAAGTTAAACGCGGCCTGTGCGGCTTTAACAATGACAAGCGTGGCTTGGTACACCTTTATTGCCGCATTAACAGCCAACACGGCTACCGCCAACCCGCCAACCACACCGGCAAAAATCAAAAACACGCTGCTATTTTCTTGTGCCCAATTTGCCAATGGAATGAGCGCGCTAATCATTTGTTCGACAACCGGCAACAGCGCCGCCCCAATGCTTTCTTTAGCTTCGTCCATGCCAATTTGCAGGTTTTTCATTTTGCCCGCGGTGGTGTTGGCCGCTTCAGCTGCCGCGCCGGTGTGTATCTCAAGCATTTGCATTACTTCGTCAAATTCGGCGCCGCCCTTAATGGCGTTACGTACTGACGGGTCAAGCGTTGCCAGCGCGCGCATGTTGCCGTTAGCGGCCTTAGCCATGGCGTCAGTGACGGTGGCCAAATCGGCGCCGGTGGCGGCGGCAATGTCTTGCGATTTTACTAACAAATCTTGCGCGTAATTGGCCTCACCAACGGCTACGACAAGGCTGGCCAGCGCTGGGCGTAGCTCATCATCGGCCACGGCGGTGGCGCGCGACTGTGCGCTAATAAACCTTTCTGTGGCGGCAATCTGGTCATCTGTGGCGGCACCACTTCGACGTAACACGCCAGCAAGCTGGTCTTGCGCGGCGGCATCTTCCATAGCCGCTTTCGTGGCTGCACCCAACCCGGCCGCCAACCCGGCAATGGCGGCGGTTGCCGGAATGACCGCTTTTTTGAGCGCAAATCCCGCTTTAGCCCCGGCACCCTCAAGCTGTTGGAATTCCTTAAACGCTTTATCAATGCCCTTGCTGTCGAATTCGCTGACAATCGGAATTAAAACAGACATTACAAAACCCGCTTATTGACCGCGGCCATTAAATCATCTACCACGGCGCGCATGTTATCGGTTACCTTGTCATTGTTTTTTTCGTACGTTGGCCACATCACGCGCGACGGTGACCCAAACAATGATGTGAGCGCATCAATAAACCGCGCGCCTTGTGGGTTGGCGCCACCGGCTTTGCCTGCCATATCGACGATTGCCGCTGCTGGGTTTTTCTGAATGACGCTTATGACGCTGGTGCTTTTACGGCTGGTGTTTATCTTGACGGTGACACCCTTGCGCGCCGCCGCTTGGTCATACGGCAACAGCGCCCGGCCGCGTTGCTGCCATGCCCGCGCCATACCTGACAACAGCCGCGGCGGGTACTGAGCCTTCATGGCGTCAGTAGCGGGCTTGACCACTTCTTTAGCGCGCGCATTAATTTGCTTGCGTAAATCTGGCTCAATCTCCCGTAGTTCTTTAAGCGCTTCTTTGATGCCAAACACGCCCACTGTGGTGTTTACCGTCATTGTTTGGCCGCCTTGTTGAGCACTACTACAACAGTAGTTAAATCTCGCGTGTCAAACGGGATATCTACCGGCCAAAACCCTGTTGCTACCAAAACTTCAGCTAGTTGGCGGCGGTAGCTGCCGCGCCCGTAGGGTTTGGGTTGGTTTGGTCAACGCTCTCAATTTCCATGTCAGGGTTAGCGCGCAACCATTCCGCCGCGGTTTGGTGCGGCATCAAGCGCCCTGATTGCTTGAGCATAAAAAACGCCCAGCTGACCAAATCGCCCATACCGATACCGCGGCCATCAGACACCTTGCGGTTTTCTGTTCTCTCCCATTCCGTGATGCACAGCAAATTGGTGATTACTTCTACGGGTTCGCTGCCGGGTGTCACGGTGACACGCAATTTTATTTTCATAACCCCTCTGTCTTTTGGCTATCGGTTTATTACGGGTTGGTGATATCGGCAGTGTAGGTGCCGCCCTGAAACGTAATATCGATTGTTTGCAGCTCGCCCAGCGTGGCGTTAATAACGGGCAATTCAGCCAAAAACGTGCCGGTGAGCGTAAAGCCGGGGTTTGTGGCACTGTCAACGGCGTTGGTTGGTTTGACAATCACGGTGGTGGTGGTGCCGACAAGTGGCGCCAACGTCGCATACGTTTGCGCGCTCGCATATGTCAACATCAGTGTCAGCGTTAATTCGTGGTCGCCCAAACCTTTTGCGTAGGTGCGCTCAGTTTCGCCAAACGTGGTGTTGTCAAGCGCGTCAAAACGTACGTTTAGGTTGGCGGCGGTGCACCAGCCGGTTAGCGCCACGGTGTTGACGGTGACCACTGGGTTGGATAGGTAAGAGCTGGTTGCCATAGTGCGGTTACTCCTCTGTGATTGCCTTTACTTTACGTGCCTTGCGTGGCGGTTTGGTGGATACTGTGCCAAGTGTAGTTACGTCAACATCACTGGCCACCATGCAGATAAACCCGCCGTCTATTAGGGCTTGCACGTTGGTGCCGGGTTTAACTATGTATTCTTCGCCGGGTGTGCCTACCAGCGGGCTAATCACCAACAGTTTGGTCATCATCACAGCGTAGAGCTTCGCATTTCGACGGTCAGGTTATATGCAGGCAACATGGCGCCGCCAATCTCCAATGTGGTGGGGCTGCCCTCAGTGACGGCCACGTCTTTGCTGATAATAAGCGCGCACATGTTCAGAATTGACCGCATTGCGTCTAGGTTGCTTGGCCCCAATGTGACGATTTGCAACGGGTAGGTCATGCGCACAGCGTTATAGGTAAATGCGGTAAAGCTGGGCGCGCCTATCAATACGCATGGGGGCACTAGGTTGCGTGGGTCTGTGACCACTTGCAGGCCGGTAATGGTGTTAAGTGTGGCCGCTAAATCGTCTAGACATTCGTTAAATAGGTCTGTGTAATTGACCGGCATCAGGCAACCTGTGGGCGGTCAATGCCTAACAGCTGTTTTATCATGGGCGACAACCCCACGGTTGGGGCTGTGCCCATTTCGGTAAAGCTTGCAAACGTGTCTATTGAGCCGCGGGCGCGGTACAGCGCGCCACCCCACATGATTGCGCCTAGCGTTACGTCAGCGCTAGGGCTGGTGGTCAGGCTGTCGAAGTAGCCCGCCTCAAACCGGCGGCGCCATGCCATTTGGTTGACGGCGCTGGCGCATTGCGTTAAAAACGTGGTGTCTGCCGCTGTTGCGGTGCCGATACCTAGCCAATCCTCAATCTGTGTGGCGGTAATCCATGTGCATACTGGGTTAAACGTCAGCGTGCCGGTCGCGGCGGTGCGGTCAACGTTGCTGCCCGTGCACGCAAAAAGCACTTGATTTGCAACGGGTATGTCAACGTCAAACAGTAGGTCGCCCTCAGTGTCGGTGCCAATAAACAAATATTGGGGCAACGCGTACACCGTAAACGTGCCGTTAAACGGCGCGCCAACGTTTGCAACGCTGAAACTACGCCCAATTTCTAGCTCATTGACCGTGAGCGTTTGCAGCACCGCGTAGTTGTCGGTGAGCTGCTTAAACGTGACGGTGTAGGCCGCCATGCGGCAACCTCGCTATCTGTTAGGCAATCGCAATTGACTTGAGCATTGAGCCGTACGGAATGAATGTTGCCACGTATCCGTAGTAGCTGAATGTGCGGCCAAGCGTGCCCGGCACTTCCACCGACATGAGCCCACGAATTTGTTCGTAGAATTCGACGGCGGCGGCGCGACCCACCACAAGCGTGTTGTTGCTAAATGCGCGGTCAGCGACAAGGTTGAGGCCGAATGGGTTAAACGTGTTTGCCACGGTCACATTTGCGGTGCCCATGCCGTTAATGCCCATGAGGCCAGCGGCGCCGGTGTAGGGGAAGACCGGCCGCTTGTCATCATCAAGCTGGCTGCCCAATTTCTGCCACACGTCTGGTGACACAAACACCGTGTCTGGCAAAAAGTTGGTTGCGCTCAGAATGTCGGTTGCCGCGTCATAAATTGCGCTAATGAGGCTTGACGGGTCACCGGCCGTAACTGACCACGTTGAGCCTGACGCGGTGTCACCGGCCAAAATTGCGGCGCACGCAACTGCATCACTTTGCAACATGTATTGACCAACTAGGTCTTGCAGAATGATTTCCATTGCGGCCGGGCTTGTAAAGTCGATGTCTTGCACCGACAAAGTGACTTGTCCGGCGAGCGTGGTTTTGGTAACCACGTTTGATGCAATCACTGGGGTGGTGCTGCTAACGGCGGTCAATTCGGTTGACTGTGCGCCAACGCTGGGGTGCGTTGTCCACGTTGGGCGGATAAACGTTTTGCTGTTTCCGCCGTCTGGCATTGCGCGTGCACCAACGGCCGTGACAACGGGGCGCTGGTATCCAAGGTTGGCCATGACCGGGCCAAGCACCGGCACCGGCAAAAGGCCGGGCGTGTCGGTGGTGAGCACGTCACCAGCGGCGGCCTGCAACGCGCTCTGCTTGTGCGTAACAAAATCTTTTACGGCTGCCTGCACATTTCGCAACGTTTCGCCACCAATGTGGATAGCGGCAAGATATTCGGCGGCGGTTGGCAAATCAAACTTGCGCTTCGCCTGTGCGGGCAATGCGGGCGTTGGAATGGTTGCTTCGATTGATGCAACGGCGGTGGTTTCGGTGGTCATGGTCTGTGTCTCCGTTTCGGTCACCTGTTCAGTATTGCCGATAGTAGCGGCCGGGTGGTGGATACTTGCGGCCACTTTCGTGATGTTGGCGGCGTCACCAAACGCCCCTACCGGCACTAGCGACAATTCCACCCAATCGGCGGCGGTAATAATCATTCGCCCGGCCTCATCAAAGCTGAATTCTTTAGGGTTTACGCCAACGCTTACTTGGTCAATGGTGCCGTCAGCGGCCATAACCAGCGCGTCATTGCCCAACGTGGTGGCGCTGATTTTGGCGCTAAAAAGCATCGCTTCCGGGGTTTCTACGCGCTCAGTAACCACGCCTACGGGCTGGCTGGCGTCATGGTACATAAACAGCCGCGGCGCTTTACCGTCAATCGGCAAACTGCCGGGCTTAAACATTACTTCGGTGTTGTCGGTGACCACGGCAAACGTGTTGTACGGTACGGCAACGCCGCTGATTGTGCGGCGGGGTTCTCCGCTGCTGTTTTTGTCAATGCTGAATTGTTGGGCGTGCAATTTAATCATGTGTGTGCCTTTCTTGTATAAATCTAGTTTGGGTTTCGGGCCGCTTAATTCACCGCCCGGCTCTATGCCTTCGCTTTGTGACACGGCAACCATTTGGTCAATGGCCTGCTGTTTGGTGTCATGACAACCAATTAGGTCGCCGTCAATATCGACAACCGCCCAATCGTCACAGCCGCGCGCATTGTTCGTTACGTAGTACGGCATCAGCGGTTTGCCAACGGTGCTTGTGTGTTTTCTTCCGGCTCATCTTCGCGGTCTGCGATGTAGTTTTCTTCTAGGTAATCTTCGGCGTCAAATTCCACGTATGTGCCGCGCGGTAAAACGTTATCCATGCTCAACGTTTGCGCAATTGCATCGGCATAAATTTTTACACCGAAAATGTATAGGTCTGCACGCGCTTGCTGTGCGCTCTGGTATGAATACGCGCCAGTGGATACACCCACAAGGTACGGCGGCACATTCGCCAACCGCGCGGCCTCAAGCGCTTGATATTGGCTGCTTTCTATCAAAAGCATTTTGTCTGGGCTGGTTAACGTTTCTTGGTAATCCAAATGCTCATTTAGTGCGGCGGTTTGGTTGGTTGCGCGCGCCGCGTTAAACGCCGCGGCTAGGTCGCCAAGCTCTTGAGCGCTCAACGGTTCACCGCTTTTTTGTTTGAGTATTCCGGCCGGTATTGCGCTGGTTGCGTTGCGGTGCCGCGCGGCCTCAAGCCGTAACGCCGTTTCGACGGCGCCCGGTGCCGCATAAATCAAACCTTGTGACGGGCTGAGAAACTGCACCAAATCGTTGGGGTCTAGTTGACCGCCGTTAAAAAACACTTGCTTTGACGGCGCAAACCATACGGGGCCAACCATGTCGGTGGTGGTGATGCTGCCAGCGGGCAACCGCGTAAACGTCGCCGGGTATCCGTCAGCTGTGCGGCTGGTAATGTACCAAAACGCGCGCCCGAAAAATAGCAAATCGTCAAATGTCCACGACATTAAAAATTGGTACGGTACGGCCGGGTCTGGTCGCCGCAACCATGTGCGTGGCGCTAACGGCACTTTTTCCATTTCGTCGCCATTCCACATTTCGTTATACATACGCAACGGCATGCAACCAATAACGCTGGCCATTAGGTCGCGCGCGCGATTGATTGTTGGCACGCTGACGGCGCGGTTGCGTGCTTCACCTTCTTGGTAGGTGTAATACTGCCCAATCATTGACGCGCCCAACCCGGCGCTGTTCGCTGAATAGCCGCCTACGGCCGCGGCCTGTGTTTTTGGTGCGGGGCTGATTGCGGCTTTACGGGTGCGGCTAAAAATTGCCATAGGTCAAGTATGGCGCATTGGTGGCGTCAAGTAGTGGCAACGCGGCTGGCTGTATCCGACAGAAAGGATAGTTACCGCGTTGCCACCGTCGCACAGTGTAGTTAACTAGCCACCACAAGCATTGGTTTGCCTGACGCTTTCGGCTTGCTGGCTAACGCACACGCCCACACGGCACAGCGCGCCAGCTCTATTGGGCCGGGTGAGCGTTGGCTACTTAACGCAATGCTGTTTTGTGACCTGACTGCTACTGCCCGCTGTATGTGTTCGCTCAGCATGGTTTCGCCGGTATGGCAAACCAGCCCTTGCCGGATACGTTGCCGTACCGGGTCAGTCCACTTCAGTAATTCGCCATAGCCAACTACGGTTTTGCGGCGCTCAAGCGTGGTAGGCCAATGCAAATCGATTGACGGCGTAACAGCAAACGTGATTTGCGGGTTGGCTACGTAGGGCTGTATGGCGGCAAGCATGTCTTGGTACGTGTTGGCGATAAACGCAACGGTCAGGCATGTGCGGCCGTCAGGCATTGCGACGGCGCGCACACCAAAATAGCGGCTTTCGTCAACGCTGTTTTCTATCGCTACGACACCGCCCGCGGGCACCGGGTCGCTGGTTTGTAGCCCAACCCACTGGCCGGGCATAAGCCAGCTCTGGTCACTGGCTACCCAAACGTTTACTGACGCCCGCAAAAATTGGGTGCGGTCAGGGTTCTCGCTTTCTGCCTTGATTGTTTCGGCGGTCAATGTGTGCCCCAATGCCGGGTTGCCCCAACCCCACGCTGCTGGGGTCATCGGGTCAATGTCTGGCGGTGGTGACCATTCCGCAAAATACAAGCTGCCCGGCTGACCCTCATCAATTGCCTTGAGGCCTTGCTCACGCCACTTGAGCATTGCGGTGCTTTTTTCGGTGCCTGCCGTTGACCACATCGATAACAGCGGGTTGCGTTTCGCGCGTTGGCTGGGGATTAACCCGCCGTCTATGACTTCGCCGGATATGTCCCAAATTTCGTCAGCCACAATTAGGTTGGCGCTCATACCGTGACCTACTGACGGCCCGGCCGCGCGCACAACCCATTTGCTGCCGTCAGGCATAAGCACCGAATTACGCCCATAAGCGTTAATTACTTTTGCCCCATAATGCAGCTCTAGTTTTGGCGCCAATTCGTCAAACAGCATGACCGCCAAATCAAGCCTGTGCGCGGTACTCAAAACCAGCTGCTTTTCTCCCCGTATTTCAGGCATTTTGCACAACCAAAAAGCAACCAAAAACTCAAGCGCCACCGTTTTACCGTTTTGCCGCGCCGTCGAAGTAAACGCATAACGGTGCAACAAATTCCCATTGCCGTCAATTGCGAGCTGCCGCCACAACGTATGCCACTGCCACGGCATCAACTCATAGCCAAGCACCTCTTTACACCAGCCCCCCAGACCGTCAGCCAGCGAACCAGCCGCGTCAGCCATAGGCGTTTCTAATCGCGGCTCATCGTGGCCGGTTGCCGCTGGTTCAGGCTGGTCGCCCCCCGTAGATAGAGAAAAGATTGGGGTCGGGGTCATATGGGGTTGCGTATAAAAAATCTGTTTTGTGTTTTTGTTTTGGTTTTTGTTTTTTGTTTCGTTGGATAGGGGCCGCCCTATGTTTTTCATGTGTTCGTTTCGTTGGTGCATGTTATGTGCTCGCTTGGCATTGATGTAGCGGGTGCCCTTCGTGCTGTTGCAACGGTGGCATGCGGGTCTTAGGTTTTCTATCGAATGGTCGCCGCCGCGGTCTAGCTCAATGATGTGGTCTGCTGTGGTGGCGGGGGCTGGGCAGTAGGCACACTGGGGGTTGTCGGCTAGTAGGCGCGCCCTGTTTTTTTGGTATTCGGCGTTGGCGTATGGCCGGGTCATTTGCTGACGCCTTCGCTTCGCTCAGTTGTCCTAGCGCGCCGCTGGCGCGGCTTGCTCTCAGTTGGTATGTGTTGGGTCATCTGTCGTGTTCAGGTTAGTTGGTTTTGTTTTAGTGTTTGTGTTTGTTTGTGTTGTGCAGTGACGTGGGCGCAATGCCCCCGGCACCCACTTAACCGGCTGATTGTCGCTCAGCTCGCACTAGCCCTAGCCCGTGTTTGCGTGCAGGGTCTTTGCACGCCTGTCTAACGGGCTAACTGACGCTGGTTAAGCGCCGGGGATTTGCACCCACACCAACTGACCCGCGTTGGCCGTACCAATGAGATTGGTTTACTTAAATTGTTATTCCATGTGCGGTTGCAATTGGCAAGCATAACGCCAACACTTTTTAGCCAAACGCCTCACAGCCCATGACATGTGGTCTGATGCCTTGTCAAGCTGCACCGCCATGAGAGTATCTTTTACGCGTAACGCCTCAATACGCTCAAACAATGTGAGCGCTTTAGCCAACGCGTCAAGACTTTGTTGCAGCTCATCGAAGTTGTCTATTGCCATAACAGCACCACCGTCAACACCACCAGAATGGTGCCCATAGTCCACAGATAGCGCCGCGTCATGCTTGCAACGCCTTAATTAGCTTTGATGCTTGCGCTGGCGACAAATCGCCGGTTGCG